CAGCTGTCTCAGCTATATCTCTTATACGCTTTTCGGCAGTTTCTCCGTCCAGGAGATAACCACGTTCAAGGAACTTGCGGGAGTCGCTATTCAGCCAGTAAATGTTCTTGTTACTCATAGTTATAGTGTTTATAGTGTTTATAGTGTTTATATTATATTATTTTTGTTAATTTTCAAGAAATAGCTTCGCTTCTTTTCGTTTTTGCCAAGCTAATCTCAACTTTTCTCTTGTTGCTTCATTATGTTTTTTGCCAAACATACCGTTATTAGCTCCCTTGCTTTTTTCTCTATGCTTCTGTCTTGTTTCTTCACTTATAGGGTTCAATTTATGCACTTCTTTCATTTTTTCAGAGTGCTTTCTTCTATTCTCTTCATTCCACCAAGTGGCGTTATGTTGCTTTATGCGTTCAATCTGTTCCGCTGTATGCCAGGACGTGTATCGGCTTTTACGCGTTGCAACCATTTTATTGTAAACATCTTTACTTCTTGTTCTCTTTTCCTGATTTTGCTTTTCAACAGTTTCTTGCGATTTCGGCTTTCTCATTTTTAGCTTTGTATGTTCAGACAGCTTATACCCTCCCTTATTAACAAAGTTCTTTCCTCCATTATGTCTGTTATAAAACATTGGATGCTCAGCCGCATTTACTTTTGTCAAGAATTTCATTTCGTATGTCAAAGCTTCTTCTGGTGTTGTAAAGTGTTTTATTCTAATTATTTCAAATGCACTCAGTCCATCTTTTTGAATTAATCTCTTAATAATATCAGATGTTGTCTGGTATCCCTTTTCAGTCATAAAATTAAAAGAATTAGCTTTTGAGTTTATCTTACATCCTGCATAATACTTTTGTGTGGGTATATGTCTTATTATATAAAAATATGGTTTTCTCATCTTTATTATTTACATCACACGACCTATAGAATATCAATTTATTCACCGAATAACGCATCTTCGTCAAAACATTGTGACTTTTTAGAGTATTCAACGGGCCTGGACGAAAAAAAGTCAACCATATTATTACCTAACAGCTCTTCGCTAAACCACGCTGTTTCCTTTAGTAACTTTGTATCCGTTTCAAATACTTCTGGAAAACCAATACCCTTGAGAGATTCGTTAATACGGTCTTTTACAAACTCTTTAAGATGAGCTGCAGTTAATCCGTCTTCATTGATGCCGTTAACCATCCAATCGATAATCTTTGCTTCGCTTTCATATGCTTCTTTAGCTTCAGCAAGAATTCTTTCTGTAAGCTCTTCATCAAAGAGTTCTGGGTGTTCTTCTCTAATAGTGTTAATAATCTTCATACCAACAAGAGCATGAATATGCTCTTCGTTACGAGTGTATTTAACCTGTTGATCAGTATCCTTAAGCAGATTCTTATTACGTGCAAACCAGTTAATAATGTAGAACTGGCTCATAAGCGATACATTCTCTACGAATAGTGTAAAGAGTATAATAGCGTAAAGATATTGTTTTTTCTTGTCTTTATAGTAACGATGTGTATATTTCTTAAGATACTTTACACGGCCTTGTATCCATTCTAACTTGAGATTCTCTTCAAATACATCTTCAAGGCCGAGTACAGTTAATAGCCTTTCATAAGCATTATTATGAATTACTTCAGTGTTAGCCATTACATAGCCAAGATCCTGTAATGAAGGGTGTGGTAGGTTTTCACCAAGCTTAGCCCAAAACGTTTTTACCGCAACTTCAATTTGACCGATAGCGGATAAAGTGCGAATAATAATTTCTCTTTCTTGATCGTTTAACTTAACTTTAAACTGCTGTACATCTGACTTAAAGCTAAACTCCTTATGTGTCCAAAAACCATTATGCATGGATTCGATAAATTCCTCAGTCCAAGGATAGTGATTAGGTTTACGAGAAATTTGTTCGTCGAATATCATAGTTTTAGTACAGGGAATATTATTTACGTATTGTACGGGCTTTTACTTTTTTATCTCTAATAAAAAAATATTTTTTGTTCGCCTGTGTGCTGGACGTAGTTAGAAAAGTTAACCCTTCTTATTGTAAAGTTCTAATTTTTTTACAATAAACTTTACAATTTCACTACGCACAATATCGGCTTCCGTCAATGTAAAGACATGGATACCTTTATCTCGACTCTCTTCATCGTTAAAAACGTTACACATTTTTTCAAATCCCGATTTACCATTAATATCTGATTGCATAGGGTCACCGCAAATAAACAATTTGCTAAACTGACCAACACGAGTCATTAAAGTAGTTAGCTCTCTAAATGTACTATTTTGAGCTTCGTCCATGATAACTGCTTTAGCATTCCACGAAAGACCACGAAGATATCCGGTTGGTTTACCTTCAATACGGTTTTCTTTCATAAGCATATTAATATCAGCTTTACAAAGCAGTTCATCAAGCTTCTCCATTAAAGGTTCAAGATATGGAGATAGTTTCTCTGCAGCATCTCCCGGGAGATATCCCATTTTATTATCTGAACTCTCTACTATACTGCGAATATATATTAAGTCAGATACCTTCTTTAAATTTAAAAGCTCCAGCGCTACTAACGTGGCTAAAAAGCTTTTACTACTACCAGAAGGACCTGTTAAGAATACAATCTTAGTGTGATTGTCTAATGCTATTTTGAGAAATTCTTTTTGTTTATTTGTTAAATCCGGCCTTTGTCGTATCTGTACCGGTCTTTCTAACTTATCGGCCTGATGTACTAAAATACTCTTGTCTTTAGTAGCAGGTGCATTATTTTGACTTTGTTGAGCTAACTTCTGTTTTTGTAATCGCTTTTTTTTGCTCATCTGTTTATATTTACTTCAAAGCATAAATATATATATGCTATTTAAAAACTTTGATGCAAGGTATGAAAGTCTGTTAAGAGAATTTACCGAATCGTTTCCTGTTGAAGGTCATGCACCTACTTGGCAAAAGAAAGCTGGTAAATCACCTACAGGTGGTCTTAACCGTAAAGGTATAATGAGCTACCGTCACAGTCACCCAGGTAGTCACTTGTCAATGGCTGTTACTACTAAGCCAGGTAAATTAAAACCAGGCAGCAAAGCAGCTAAACGCCGTAAGAGCTTTTGTGCGCGTATGAAGGGTGTCAAAGGCCCGATGAAAAAACCAAACGGTAAACCTACCCGTAAAGCATTAGCTCTACGTAAGTGGAACTGTCATTAAGAGAAATATCTCTGTTTAAGTATTTCGAAACCTCTTTTTTGCAAAGCAGTACCACGTTCGTCACCGAACGATTCTTTTCCGCCATGATATATGGGAAACGTAGATAAATTGATCCCTTTTTCGTTATCAGGAAACAACTCTGCTACTATAAGGGAATCATATCCCGCATCAGTAATTTTAAAGCAAAAATCTACATCTTCTCCGTATCCTGGACTAAATGTTTCGTCTATATAGCCTAATTTTTCAATTACTTCTTTTTTAAGCGCTACATGTGCAAACGGGTAGAAACTTCTACCGTTTAACCATACTTCAGTTAAACCAGTAATAGCTAAATTAGGTGTAGTTCTTAAAGGTGCTATCATCTTTTCAACCCACCAGTGTTTAGGTTGATTATACAGCACTACATCTGAATTTAATAAAATAACATACGGTGTTGTAGCTACTTTAATGCCCATATTAGTCGCTTTAGGGTAGCCTAAAGCTTCTGGTGACCAAACAAACGTGATAGCTGGGTTGTTAAGATTTAAAATGTAATCTGCACTCTCTCTGTCACTACCATTACAAACTACTACAACACAGGCTTTAGTTAAATCAGTGGTAGCAATAATAGAGTCTACACAACGCTTTAAAATAGTGTAGGGTTTATATGCAGGAATTATTATGGTTGTATCTAACATGATTATTTTTGAAAATACCTTTGATATACTATGTCGTGACCTCTACCAGCTAATTGTTCTCCTACCGAACCAAATGTACCTTGACCTTTATGATATATAGGATACTGAGCGGTATATATTTTTTCTTCATCGACAGATGTATTATTAGTTATAACGTTTAAGTCGTACCCAGCGGCAACTGCTTTAAAACAAAAGTCTATATCCTCTCCATACCCTGGGCTAAACGTTTGATCTAAGTAGTTAAATTGTTCTAAGGTAGTCTTACGTAAACCTACAAGAAAAAACGGTATATAAAGACCATAATTAAAATACATGTTACAGATACCAGTAACTGCAGTTTTAGGGTTTTGTTTTAAGGGGTCAATTAAATTAGTTAACCAAAGATTTTTTGGAGGCCAGTCTAATACAGTTACGTCTGTATTCATTAATAGTATGTAGGGGGTTTCAGCTAACTTCAAACCTATATTGGCTGCTTTAGTGAAGCCTATAGGTTCATTATACCAAACAAA